CTCCCGGGCGTGCGCGAGTCCGTAGGATGGCGCCGAGCGCCCTCGGCTGGCTGGTTCGCTGGCAAACGCTGGCAAACGGCCCGGGCGCGTCAGGGCGGCGCGGCGCTGGGCGCGGCGCAGGGCGGAAGACGCGCGGCGTGCGCAGGCGCGTGCTGGCGCGTGCGCAAGCGCGGGGGTGGGGGGGGTGTCCCCCGGACGCGGGCCGCCGGATTGCTGCACCACCCTCATCCGGCCAGTGTTCGCGTGGTACAAGTCAACGCAGCTAGCGCGGGTGGCTGGCGCGGTGTAGCCTCAGCGCATGGGGCGCGTGGTACAACTCAACGGAGGAGGCGCGGATGGCGATGGCGAAGGAGGCGGCGGTCCCGGCGGTGTTGAGCGCGATGGCGGAGGGGAAGACGCTCAAGGAGGCGGTGAAGGCGCTGGACGTGGGCGTGTCGCACGGGACGGTGCGGCGCTGGGTGGATGAGCGCCCGGAGTGGGTGGAGGGGTACCAGCGGGCGAAGAAGCTGATGGCGGCGGCGCTGGCGGAGGAGGCGATCCAGGTGGCGCGGGAGACCACGAATCATTCCAGCGCGGCGGATCGGCTGCTGATTGACACGTTGAAGTGGGCGGCGGCGAAGGCCAACCCGGCGGAGTACGGGGAGCGCCAGACGGTGGAGCATCAGGGCGCCCAGACGTTACAAGTCAAGGTGGTGGAAGAGGAAGCGCCGAAGCTGACGCCGGAAACGGCCCGACGAATAGGCGCGGAAGTGTCCAGTATGCTGGTTGCGCAGGTAGTGACGCCGGCCTTACCGGCCGGAGAGTAAACCCAATCCCTTCTGCGCATTCTGTCAGAAATGACAGGTATGACGCTACAGTCATACCAGAGAAAACCCGAAAGATAGATTAGGAAACGATTAAGACTTGATTACGTTTTGATGAAGCCTACTTGACACACTCTGCGCACCCCATACCCTCCAGTGGGGGGGAGGGGGGCCGGGACGAGCGAGGGTAAAGCCGGAGCGCTGAAGCGAAGCGAAGCGGAGCGAGAAGCGCGGAGGTACCGAGCGAGTCCCAACGTAAACGAGTTAACGAGTTAACGAGGCGCAATGCCATCGAAAGCCAAACCGTCGGGCGGGGAGGTGCAGGTCGTGCTGGCCCGGCGGCATCCGGGGCAGCAGGAGATCGTGATGCATCCGGCCCGGTTCAAGGTGGTGATGTGTGGGCGCCGGTTTGGGAAGACGGCGCTGGGGGTCCGGGAGGCCTGTGACGCGGCCTTGGCGGGGCAGCCGGTAGGCTGGTTTGCGCCGACGTATAAGTACGTGTTGGAGGTGTGGCGGGAGCTGTTGCAGCGCCTCAAGCCGGTGATTGGGCGGTCCAACGATCAGGAGCGCCGGATTGAGTTGGTGACGGGCGGGGTGATCGAGATGTGGACGATGGATACCCCGGATCCCGGCCTTGGGCGCAAATACAAGCTGGCGATCATCGATGAGGCGGGGATCGTCCCGGAGCTGCTGGACCTCTGGCAGCGGGCGATCCGACCGACGTTGGTGGATCTCTCCGGCGGCGCCATGTTCTTAGGCACGCCCCGAGGGCGCCGGCACGGGTTTGTCGTGCTGTTCAACCGGGGAAACGACCCGAACGAGCCCAACTGGGCCAGTTTCCGGGCCAAAACGCTGGACAACCCGTTTATCCCGCCGGAGGAAGTCGAATCGGCCCGGAAGGAGCTACCGCCGGAGGTGTTTGCGCAGGAGTTCGAGGGCATCCCGACCGACGATGGCGCCAATCCCTTCGGGTTGGAGGCCATCCGGCGGGCGATAGGACCGCTGAGTCCGGACAAGCCAGTCGTGTACGGGGTCGATTTGGCCCGGTCGATGGACTATACGGTGGTGATTGGGCTGGATGCGTACCGGAAAGTGGCGTGTGTGGACCGATGGCAGGCGCCGTGGGCCGAAACCAAGGCCAAAATCCGGGCGCTGGTGGGGCAAACGCCCATCGTGGCGGACGCCACGGGCGTCGGCGACGCCATCGTGGCCGATTTGCAGGGGATGGGGGTGGATGTGACCCCCCATGTCTTCACCCAGCCGTCCAAACTGCGCCTGATGCAGCGGTTGGTGGCGGCGTTCCAGGGGTCCGAACTGACGATTCCGGACGGGTGGCTGATCGGGGAGCTGGAATCGTTCGAGTTTATGTATACGGCCACCGGGGTGCGCTATGAGGCCCCCTCCGGGTTCCATGATGACGGCGTCATGGCCTTGGCGCTGGCCCTGTACGGGTGGGACCGGGTGCAAGGGGTGGTCCCAGAAGCGCCCCCGGGCTTGCGTTTTGTCGGGGATGACCCCAATGTGGATGTGGACAACTCGGACGGCGGTGTGGACAACCGTCGGCGGGTGATCGCGGGCGACTTTGCGGCGCAACTTCCCGGAGTGTGGTGATGGCGAGCCTTTCTCAGCGTTTCCTTGCAAAGTTTCAGGAAGTGCCTGAGATCGGGTGCTGGATTTGGACTGCGTATGTAGACAAAAACGGCTATGGACAGATTACGATCAATAGGCGTCACTACAGAGCGCATCGTGTATCATACGAATCGCGTTTTGGTACGATCCCTGATGGTCTTGTTGTTGACCATTTGTGTCGTCAGCCAAGTTGTGTGAACCCTGACCATCTCCGTGCGGTTACCAACAGAGAAAACTTGATGGCCGAAGGCAGTTTGGCTTTAGCTAAACGTCAGGCAGAGCAAACACACTGCAAACGGTGTGGGTCTGAGCTGATTCAGATGTCAGGTCAGCGAGGATGCCTTCCGTGCAAGCGTGAACGCTGGAAAAAAGAAAACCATCGCCGCGCTCAACTTCTTCGCGCAAAGAAAGCCACTGCCGTTTTATCGGAGTCCTGACGATGAAGAAAAGAGTTTCCGGCATGGACGCCGTGATTGCCAAGACCGGCAAGCGGCGCATGATGGCCCGGCGCAAAGGCCCGCCCGGCGTGGCGATCATGATTGCCATGGGCGCCCCGAAAGGCGCCATGAAAGGCGAAAAGCCCGAGCTGAAGGACGAACTCGACGCCTCGAAGGGCGACGGGATGTCCAAGGCCAAGAAGATCGCGGCGCTGGAAGAAAAGATCGGCTACTTGAAGGCCGAACTCGCCCTCCTCAAAGAAGGCATGAACGACGCGGAGGACGAAGACGAGTCGGACATGGAGGAAGAGGACGCGATGGAGGACGAGGAGGACTAAATGCCCTCCACGCCTGTCTGGCAGCGGAAAGCCGGCCAAAATCCAGCCGGCGGCTTAAATGCCGCTGGCCGCGCTTCCCTCAAAGCGGAAGGGCGGGACATCAAACCGCCGGTGAAGCAGGCGGAAGCGGCGAAAAGCCCAGCCAAAGCGAAGCGCCGGATTGCCTTCTGTAAGCGGATGCAAGGCATGAAAGCCAAACTCACCAGCGCGAAGACGGCCAACGACCCCAACTCGCGCATCAACAAGAGCCTGCGGGCATGGGACTGTGACTGATGCCCACCAACAGGCGCGTGGCTCATTCGGTAGGAGCACCGGACTGTGACCCCGGGGAAGTGGGTTCGAATCCCACCCGCCTGATACCCTTTTCTTTTACGGATGGTCTCTGATGCCAAACTATCGGAATAGCATCAACGGATCGATTGCGGCGAACGCCGGCACGGTGGTCCTGCCCTATCGCCAGTTCTCCAATGGCGCCATCGGGGTGCAGATCACCGGCACGTTCAGCGGGACGCTGCAGTTCGAGATGACGATTGACGGGACCAACTACGTCGCCGTCCAGACGCAGAGCGTGACGACCGGCACGATCAGCACGACCACCACCACGACCGGCGTGTTCCGGTTCGAGGCGGTCGGTGCGCTGGCGGTGCGGGTGAACGCCACGGCGTGGACGAGCGGGACGGCGACGGTGACGCTGGTCGGACTGGACGGCTGACGATGGGGCAGATGGGGAGCGCCCCGTTTGCCAGTACGCGCCGCCGGCGACGGGACGGCGGGGCGTTTTCCCCGCTGGCCCTGTACGCCAACGGCGAAGCCGGGGGCTGGTACGACCCGAGCGACCTGACGCCGGAGAAGGTGAGCTGGCGGCGGAACCTGCTGACGTATTCGCAGGAGTT